GATGCTCCAAATAAATTAGTAATACCTTGTATTGAAAAATTAGGTGTAGCAGTGCTATCATATTCAGTTGCATAAGGTAAATCAAATACACCTGCATCAACATAAGATGTTCTATTTAATGATGATGTTGTCCAACAGTTTTCTCCATAGTTATAAGTAACACATCTATCAATTTGATCTGATCCTGACTTTGCATAAAACCAATTTACTTCATTATATAAAGTATTATGTTCTGCATAAACAATTTGGCCTGCATTATAATTAATACCTAGATTATCTCCTGTAGTTGTAAATACAAAGTCTTCAACTAAACATGGTATTGCTTTTACTGTACCATCGTACATAAAAAATCCACCTTCACCTGACATCCAAAAGACAACACCATTAGAATAAGTTAGTGCATGTTGACCAATCAAACCACAGTTTGTACCAACTTGTTTTACACTAAATGTAAATGGTGGACCAACAAATTGAATTACATAAGCGGAACTGTCTGTTAATACTAACGTATAGTCTTTACCAGATACTGCTCCTACAATTTCATTACCTTTATCAACTCTAAAAGTTCCTGCAGTGTTTGTAGCTGTTGGAGCATACGTGTTAAAGTCTTCTTGATTAGAAAATCTAATAAACATTGGATCTTGTGTTGATGAATCTCCAATTGTTGTTTCAGTTCCAAAATGAAATACATGTCTATCTCTATCGGATACTTGAGTCAATCTTGATGCAGTTGGTGCGCCCGACATAACTGTTGCTCTATTTCCTCTTGGACTACTTGCTCCTGCATTCCAAGTAAATGTTTTACCATTGTGAATAGTTGCAATTAATATTTCTCCAAAATTATCTAGACTCCAGAAGCCTGGATCCAGAACCACGTTGCTGGTTGTACGCTCAGTACCCCAAGCCTCTTCGCCAAATAAATATGTACCCCAACCATAACCCGCAGTTTGAAAGGTAGGACCAACTATTATATACGGAAGTATTTCTGCTGAACCAGTGCCAGATGTAGTACCCGCTGAATTAGAAGGCATTAATATATCAAATGCATTGGCTGTTACATTTGATATTTCAAATGTATTATCTGTAAAATCAGTTGTTGCATAACCAGATCCCGTTGGAACAGTAACTGAATCAAATGTTATATATCGTCCATTAGACAAACCATGAGAGGTTTTATTAACAGTAACCGTTGGAGATCCAGATGTTGCATCAAAATCCGCTCCAGTAATTGCTGTATCTAATGGAGTGATGTCATAAAATTTTTCACCATAGTATAAAAATAAACCTTGTGATGTACCTATTGCTGTGTATTTTTCACCTGCTAAAGAAGTCCATGCATGTTGGTCTCTAGCTACTCCTGGAATAGTCTCATTATCAATAGTAAGTTGTTGCCAACCACCTATTTTTTCAGGTAAGCCATATCTAAATCTTACAAAATCGCCATCAACCCATTGTGATTCTGCTCCAGAATCAGTGACCATTTTGTTAAAACCGGGTTTAAAATTAAGTTTTTGTAACATAGAATTGACATTATAATACTATTTTGCGAATGATGGTAGTCCTAACATCGCTCTTCCATCAAACTTATTTTTAGTAGCAAATGGACCATTTACATGGTTATAATGCAAGAATACTTGACCACATATATTACCTTCAAATGGTTCTCGCCAATGCTCTAATTCACAGCCACTATACACTAGCATGTCTCCTACATCAAGTAATACCTTTGTGCCTGCTGGAGCATTAGGTTTAATGATTTTTTTATACTCATCTATAACATTATCAGATCCCGTTCCATCAATAAATATAGGCCACGGATCCCCACCTAAATTTAAAGTACAAGATATCTCACAACTGGGTCTATCTTTATGTCTTCTGAGTTCATCACCTTTTTTATATGCTCTTGCATAAGAATAAGTTGGTATCAAATTTAATCCTGAATGTTGTTTCATAACTGGTAACATTTTAACCAGTAAAGTATCCATTACAAAATCACCATAACAAGAAAAAGTATTTGGTATTTGTTGATCGGTCCATGTTCCTAACATTGGAGATTCTGAATGAATATTATTTTTATACATAAAATCAACTGCATCTCTTTTAAGTAAAAAATAATTAAATATAAAATTAGCTAGTTCATAGGGTAAAGCGTTTTTGATTACTTGGTATTTTTGTTGTTGAAATGTCATACCATAAGTCCTTTCTGTAAAAAATTAAATGACACGGATATTCTTATATCATCAGATTGATTAGGATCAACACAATGCATCACCCAAGATGGAAACATAATCAGTCGTCCTGCTTTTGGTTCATAATGTGTTTCTCTCCATAATCTAGAAGGTGTTTTACCTTCTTTCATTTTAGGTCTTGATAAGGCAGCAACGGATCTTGGATCATCTATTTTTAAATGACCAGAGTTCTTAGGTGCTTTTATATAATACACTCCAGACCATAATGAGTTTGGATGCATATGAGCACGGTTCATGCCACCAGGTGGATTTACATTAGCCCACATATTACCTAAAAAAGGCTCTGAATCTAAATGTTCTTCCATATAAATTTTATGTTGTGCTTCATATAAACCATCAACTAATCTTTTATATTCTGGTCTTAGATGCATATCAGTTGTTGAATGCCAACCTTTAACATTAGTTCTAACAACACCTTTATCTTCATTCATCCATTTCATAACATCTTTTTCTAATTGGGTATTTAATGATGGATCGTTATGATCAAATATATAAATCGGAGTTGGAAAATGTAATTCTCTAATCATTTAAATGAAGGACCTCCAAACCACATGACTAAAGATTTTCTGTTTCCTTTTTTAACTGCGACTGCTTTATGTCGAATAAAAGATGCAAAAAATATTGCATGACCTTGTTTAGGTCTAATTAGTTTTCCGTTATCCATAAATTCTAATCCACCTCCTTCATATTCATTTTCAGGTGATAATTCTATAGTCATTGATATTTTTCGAACAGGGGGTTCGTGTGCACAATTAACATCTGAATCGATATGCCAATCATAAAAACCGCCTTCAGTATATTCTGTATATTGTGCAGGTTCCGTTAATCTCATTCCATCAAAACCAAAATGATTGCCATTGGTTTGTAACATTAATTTTTCAATTGTTTTATACATTGGAGGTAAGTCACTAAATGGAATCCAAGAGATGTGTGAGATTCTAGTTTTAGTATCAACTTTACCACCTTTACCACCACCCACTTGAGCATCTTGCCTTGGTTGCTTTCTACCTGCTTCAATAATATTTTGACATTGCTCAGGTGTAAATACAGCATTGGTTGTTTCAACAATATAAGATTTCCATCTTGGTTCAGTTATAATCATCAGGCTCCTCTATTTCTTATTGGATCAAACTGTACATCACAGTTTGCAGCTAGTGTTCGTCTTGTCTCGTTGGTGCCATTGAATGGATACACACAATGTCTCATATCATATGGAAACACATAAAAGTCTCTTAGCTCCATTGGTGGTTGATAATCTATTTTTGAAAATTGACCATTACTTGCACCTAATATTTGTAGTCTACCATTTTGTGGTATTTCTGCATTTGAATATTCTCTACCATATGTTGATGGTAATTTTAAAATCATCACAGAAGACAATCCAGTAAACAATGTTCCTCTATGAATATGAGCAGGATTGTATTCATGTTGTTTCATTTCATTAACCCATATAGAATTTAAATGCATATCAGCATCTTTTATTTTATTAAAATATAAATAGTGTTTAAATATATTTAAAAAATAACCAGTGATATTTCTTGGTAATAAATTGTGTTTTCTAACTTTAGATTCATCTGCACCATTATAAAATAAAGAATGTTCATTTTCTATTTTACCTACCAATTGTTTATTAGCTGGATATAAGTTATGAAAATTCTTTTCATAAATAAAATTAATCGTATGAAAAATATCGAGTGGTACTTGATATTTTAAAACTGATTGACCTAAAAATACAAAATCAAATTTAAGATTTTGGTTTTCCATGTTGTTCAATTTGCTCTTTCTCTTTGTAACTACTTTCTAATTCACCTGATTTCTTAATTCTCTGTAAAGATTGTAATTGTCCTAGAACATTAAACTTATCGGTGTCTGAAGAATGTTCAGATAGTTGTTGTGCTTTAGCAGCATACTGCATACCATAAGATTCTAATTGATGTTGATTTACATCTTTATCATTAAATGATCCATCATTAAATTCTGCTTTTAATTTAGACCACATTTTAATTTCTCTCATTCTGTGTTTAGCAGTTTTTTCCATAGAAGCTTTTGCAAATCTACATTCATCTAGATCAATTTCATATTTAGTTAATTTATATTCATCTTGTTCTTTTTCTATTTTACCCTGTAACCATTTAATTTTTGCTTCGTTTCTTCTATAATCAAATGATAAAGTCATTAAGTTATCTAAGTAAGATGATTGTTCTCTAACACACTGCCAATATTTTGCAGCTTTAGTAGGATATCTATTGTCTTGTAATACAGAAAATCTTGCTTCGGTTTCTGTTCTAAACATTTGTTTCTTGGTCCAGGTATCTCTCAGCTCATCAACCATACCTTTAAAATCGTTTAGATCATTAACTTCTAATAAGTTATTTAAATGCGCTTCTTCTTGTTGTATGATATCTTTAACGTCTTTTTTCATATCTTTATCCTTTATAGTTGTCTCTTATATATATTATCTAAAATATATTACAAGACCTAACTGTCTGTGAAAGTGATTGTTCGTGGACCAACACTCCATTCTTCGGTTGCTGCTGTAATAGCAGGTCCTGCATTTCCACTAATAGCTAAAGCAGATGTTTGTGTTCCAGCTCCTGCTAAAGCGTGTCTTGCAGTATTTAAATCATTTACTTCCGTCCAACTTGTTCCATTCCAAGATTCTGTTGCACCTGTTGGTGGTGGTATTTCTCCACCAAAAGCTAAACCCGCTGTCTGTGTTCCAGCTCCTGCTGATTCTTTTTTTTCCGTATTTAAGTCATTTACTTCAGTCCAACTTGTGCCATTCCAAGATTCTGTAATGGTATTAGGACCAGGTTGACCTCCAAAAGCTAAAGCTGCAGTATTTGTTCCAATTCCTCCTAATCTATATCTAGCTGTATTTAAATCATTCACTTCCGTCCAACTCGTTCCATTCCAAGATTCTGTTAAAGCTAAATCAGCAGTATCATATCCACCAAAAGCTAAAGCAGCTGTTTGAGTACCTGCTCCTGCTAAAGCTAATACACCTCTTGCAGTATTTAAATCATTTACTTCTGTCCAACTCGTTCCATTCCAAGATTCTGTTACAGCTGTATTAGGTGGTACATTTCCACCAAAAGCTAAAGCTGCTGTTTGTAAACCACATCCAGCTAAATTATATCTTCCAGTATTTAAATCATTCACTTCTGTCCAACTCGTTCCATTATAAGATTCTGTTACAGCATTTGGACTTGTATCACCACCAATAGCTAAACCAGCTGTTTGAGTTCCTGCTCCTGCTAAAGCTTGTCTTCCAGTATTTAAATCCCCACCCGTAGACCAGCTGCCTGGATCGTTAAACAATGCTTTTACAACATTGTCTGTTGAATTATACCAAACTTGTCCTTCAACAGGATTCGCGGGATCTGATGAAAGAACCTCGATATCTGTGCCGTGTATTTGTTTGTATGTACTCATAATTTTAACTACTAGTTATTGTTTTATTTCCGCCTGTTTCTCCAAATTCTTCGGTTGATGCTGAAGAAGGATTATATCCACCAAAAGCTAAAGCTAATGTATTAGTTCCAGCTGCTGCCATCCATCTTCTTCCCGTATTTAAATCATTTACTTCAGTCCAACTAGTTCCATTCCAATCTTCAGTACTTGCGGTGTTTCCTCCTCCATCAGTTGGATTAATTTCTCCACCTATTGCTAATGCTGCTGTTTGAATTCCTGTGCCTGCTAAATCTACTCTCGCAAGATTTAAATCATTTACTTCAGTCCAACTTGTTCCATTCCAAGATTCTGTTAATGCAACTCTAGGAGGCTCTCCACCAAAAGCTAAAGCAGCTGTTTCAGTTCCACATCCTGCTAATCCTCCTCTTGCTGTATTTAAATCATTCACTTCAGTCCAACTTGTTCCATTCCAAGACTCTGTTACAGCTGTTACTGGAGCAGTTCGTCCACCAAAAGCTAAAGCAGATGTATTGTCAGCTCCTGCTGACCCTAAAGTACGTCTTACAGTATTTAAATCATTCACTTCCGTCCAACTTGTACCATTCCAAGACTCTGTTGCTCCAACAATAGGTGGAGAACCACCACCATAACCTAAAGCCGAAGTTTGAGTTCCATTTCCTCCTATTTGAAATCTTGCTGTATTTAAATCATTCACTTCCGTCCAACTTGTACCATTATATGATTCTGTTTCAGCTGTAAGAGGTGGATTAGTTCCACCAAAAGCTAAAGCTGCAGTTTGTATACCAGCACCTGCTAATTGATATCTTGCTGTATTTAAATCCCCACCAGTCGCCCAAGCACTAACTAATGGACCTGTATTAACTTTTAATACCTGATCCGTCTCATTATACCACACCTGTCCCGTCAACGGATTGTCGGGATCCGTAGTATAGTTTTGAATCTTGGTGCCTTTTATACTTTTATACTCAGACATTTAAATTTTAGTTCTCCAATGTTATGTCAGCTGGTCTACTACCAATTCGCTCTTCTTTTTGTTCTGCAGTTTCGCCGTCTACATTGTCAGCGTCCCACGCATTTTGAGCAGTAGTCACCTCAGCGTCAACAATCGCTTGTGCTTCATCTCTAGTTTTAACAGATCCAGCAACTTTCGCAATCCAAAGATTACCGTGTTTGTTGTATGCTGGAACTTGCCAAATATTACCAGGATAGCCTTTAAACGTGATTCTAGAAGATTCAACGTGATCGATGAATCCCTTTCCCCAGTTTTCTGCTACACAGTATTGATATGTTTTTGCCATAGTTTCCTCCTTATTAAGATGTTGTTATTGTTTCAGTTATTGTACCTGGATCATTCCATTCTTCGGTTGCTGTGAATATAGGTGGATTTTGTCCACCAAAAACTAAACCTGCTGTATTTGTTCCAGCGCCTTGTGTATTATATCTGGCAGTGTTTAAGTCATTTACTTCAGTCCAACTTGATCCATCCCAAGATTCTGTATTTCCAACAGTAGCTGCAGGTTGGTCTTCACCACCCGCCGCTAAAGCTGCAGTTTGAGTTCCAGCTCCTGCTAAACCATTTCTTGCTAAATTTAAATCAGCAACTTCTGTCCAACTCGTTCCATTCCAAGATTCTGTTGCTCCAGTTTCAGTCGGTGGAATAGTACCACCAAAAACTAAAGCTGCTGTTTGCGTACCCACTCCTGGCATACTTCTTCTTGCTGTATTTAGGTCATTGACTTCAGTCCAACTTGTGCCATTCCAAGATTCGGTTGCACCTGTAAGAGAAGGGCTTAATCCACCAAAAGCCAAGGAAGCTGTATTATCGGCTCCTGCTCCTGCCAAAGTTTGTCTTGCCGTATTTAAATCATTTACTTCAGTCCAATTTGTTCCATTCCAAGATTCCGTTAATGCAGAAACTCCATTTCCACCAAATGCTAAAGCTGAAGTTTGAGCGCCTGCTCCTGTTAAATTATATCTTGCAGTGTTTAAATCATTAACTTCAGTCCAAGTTGATCCATTATAAGATTCTGTAATTCCTAAAGCAGCAGTGTCAAATCCACCAGCCGCTAAAGCAGCTGTTTGAGTGCCAGCTTGTGCTGCAGGTCCATATCTTTCAGTGTTTAAATCCCCACCCGTAGACCAGGCTCCTGCTGCTACGCTACCAAATTCTTCTGTTGCAACTACATATCCAGGATCTCCACCAAAACCTAAAGCTGCTGTTTGAGTACCTGCTCCTCCTAAAGCTTGCC